GTATTTTAATTGATCTTAATAAAGAAAGTGAATTACCATATGGGTTAATTCCTGGGGGTATTGTTGAAGGAAACTTTCAACCTTCTTTTAATTCAATTTCTCCTGGAACTAAATTCGTAATTATACCTGAAAATTTACATCCTTATATTAAGGATAATATTAAATATTTTTTAATCAAATCCGGGTTAATGGCTGAAAATCAAAGCTTAACTATCAATCCTAAAAATAGACAGCTTTCTTAAAACATACATATTTATAAACAAATAAAAAAATTAAATGGGATATTTAGATAACTCTTCTATTATAGTTGATGCGATTTTAACTAAAAAAGGTCGCGAACTTTTAGCCAGACAAGACGGCTCTTTTAAAATCACACAATTTGCATTGAGTGATGACGAAATAGATTATACACTATTTAACGAAAATCATCCAAATGGTTCTCAATATTCAGGAGAAGCTATTGAAAATATGCACATTGTAGAAGCATTTCCAGATGATAATAATATTATGGTTTCTAAATTAGTTACATTACCACGTGGTACTACTAAAATGCCTGTTATTACTGCTAATGTTTCTAAGATTCAACTTTCTCTTGGTTCTACTACTACAATCAACCCAGAAACACTCAATTTAAATGGTGTTGCAACCCTAAAAGAACCATCAGGATACCTTGCAACTATTGCTGATAGAAGATTACTTACTACATTTAGTGGTATTGGTACTACTAAAGCAACCCAAACACAACGCCCATACTCAAATAGTTCACTTTCAGAAACTATTAAGGGTACCAGCTTTACACTTACAGCAATTAGTTCAACTTCACTTTTTGGAAGTAATACAAGATTATTAACCTCAATTACCCTTGAAGGAATTGAGAGTGGAGCTAGAGTAACTATCCCAGTTGAGATTTCAAAAGAAGTAATCGCAGTAACTACTACCCAAGCCCAAACAGGTGTAACCTTAAGATAATAAGATATGTCAACATATAACAGATACGCAGCCGACGATATAGTAATCTCTACAGATAGAGTTTCAACTTCTACGTGGAGTAATAATACAAATAACCTAGAAGTAGCATATACTTCAAGTGCACAAGCAACCTTTGGTAGTCCTACATCAAGTGGGGCATTTAGGATTGATGTTTATAACTTACCTACAAGTTCTAATAATGAAGAAGTCCAATATTCTGTTTCTTATGGTCACAGAAAAGGAAGTGGATCTTTAGATTTTACAAACGATACGGGTTCATTTGGATTTAGTGCTGCTAGAGATATTTACTCCCAATATAGAAATTTAGTATTTGGCACTGAGTTAACTGATTTCTCTTTTGATGGAGTTACTCCCGATGATATTTTTGTTTTAAATGTTAACAGATCCAGATACAGACAAAATTTAAAACCAGGAACCCTCAACCTAAAATTAACGGGGGAAAATGGTGAATTTATACTTACAGATGATTTCATAACCCAAAACGGAGCTGCAACTATCACCAATATAGGGAGACAATTTAATTTAGTTTCAGGATCTAATGGTATCATGTCTGGTAGTACATTAGGGCAAACAGTTTCAGGCAGTTTTGGGTTAGTATACCCTGATGCTGGGTTTATTATTTTTAATGCTGCTGCTATTAGTCATTCAATGGGGATTGAAATTAATAAAAATTCCAATACTGATGGTAAAAACCATGAAGTATTTTATAATGCAATCTCCCAATCAGGTTACTTTATTTTAGATTCAGAAGAAAAAATCACTTCACAATATTATTTTACAAGAGTAAAGAATAAAGAATTTAACTACACAACTAATTCAACCTTTATAGAATCTGATGGTACTTTATCTTTTAGTTCTATGAATGATAATCCTAGAACATATATTACCACTATTGGTTTATATAATGATAATAATGAGTTAGTTGCAGTAGCTAAAATGTCCCAACCACTTGCAAAAGATTTTACAAAAGAAGCACTTATAAAGGTTAAGCTTGACTATTAATGTTTGTATACAAAAAATTACAAGCAAGCGATGTAAGTATTACACCGTTTGAGGCACACAAACTATATTCCTATAACTTCTCTACAACGGGAAGTAACGGAGTAATACTTAGTACTGGTTCATGGTCAAATCAAAATCCTGCGGATTTTAACCAAGGGAATATAGATTATTTTCAAATCGATAAAATGTTCTACCGTAATTACCTTGTTGATCATGGTAATTTAATTGCAGATGTTGATTATTTAGAGCAAGAAAGAAGATTATACGATAAAGCTATAATAATCAGTATAACCCAAAAATCATTTGGAAATAGAATACATCCGGGGTCACTTAATCTTACAAGTGGGTATACCCCATTAGAACAAATATTGGATGATGGTAAAGGTAATTTATATCCTTCAAATTATACTTTATCTACCACAGAATGGCCCGCTGAAGAGGGGAGAGTAGCTTATATTGCCCCCCTTAAAGGGTTTAAGAAAAAAGACCTACGAACCGACTATGAAACTGGTTTACCTATAGTTAATTTTTCTTCTTCGTATTTTCAAGAAAACATCTATGACGATTCATATTACTTAAACCAAGTAGATTATAATAGAGTTACATTTTCTGGAGATACTCCGTTAACTTTTATCAACACTGGTGAAGATGGTTATCTAAGGTTAGATCATAATGACACTTATAATTTTGGATATAACCAAGATTTTAATATAAGTTTTTATTTTGAAGTAACTGAGTTAGATGATTATAGGGCTCAAGATTTAATAGATGGGAAATTCTATTTGATTGCTAAATCTGATGTAAAAACTGTGGTTCCTACAGCAAGAGAAGGAAAATCAGAAGTAATTTCTACATTTACTTCAGGTAATATGCAATTGGCAAATATACCCGCTGAAGATAAATATCCTTTTAAAATATATTACGATATAGATAATGGCAATGGTATTTTAAATTTTGAAAGAAAAAATAATAAATCTTTAGCAAAAATAAGTTCCTCACTATTTACTTTTGGGGATGCCGGATATATAAAACATATTAGTACAAAAAACTGGTAGCTTATTAGAAATGTATATAGATGGGGTAAAAGTAACTTCTGGAAGCGATATTAACCCATCAGAATGTAAAGACCAACCACCCACAAATCAGGCCAATTTATATATTGGCTCAAGAGGGGGTGTAGATAGTTTTTTAAATAGCAATATATCCCAAATTATGATATGGGATAGTGCATTATCATTAACCCAAATCCAAAACGTATCTGAAAGTATCACAGGTACACCATATGTTGGGAATGTGTTTTATGATGAGGGATTTGCTGTAATAACTCATCCATCTTATGTAGATGGGTTATATAGTGAAGTATCATTAAATGGGTATGATTTTAGTTTTCAAAATAGTCACTTAATATTTGAACACGAATATCAATGTACTATTGAAGAAGATGAATATAATTATACTCAAAACGTTTCTGTAAGAAAAGGTAAATCAAATCAATCAGCCGAACTCGCAGATTGCACAACAGGTTCTATGGACAATAGTCAAATTACACTTTTTAAACCATATGCAACATCTATTGGTTTATATGACGACAATTATAATTTATTGGCAGTAGCCAAAGTAGCTCAACCTGTTAGGATGTCTGAAGAGACAGATTTAACATTCGTTGTAAGATGGGATTCATGAATATACCCGAAAGTTTTGAAGAATTTCCAGAAGGTGTTTATGGCTATGTTTATGAAACAACCCATATCCCTACTGGAAAAAAATATATTGGTAAAAAATCACTAATATATAACCAAAAGAAAAAATTAGGTAAAAAGGAATTAGTCGCTTGGACTGGTAAAGGACGTCCCCCTATGTACAAGCAAGTACAAAAAGAAAGCGATTGGAAAACCTATTATGGTTCTCACCAATTAATTAAAGAGGAGGTAAAAAACGGTAATCAACAAGATTTTAAACGCATAATACTCCAACTTGCCTATTCCAAAAAAGAATTAACTTATCTTGAAAATAAATGGTTATTTAGTATGGCTGTATTGGAAAGTGACTTATATTTAAATGACAATATAGAAGGGAGATACTTTAAAAAGGATTTTGAAAAGGCTTGACTCCCCAAGGTTTTGTTCATAACTTCGTTATATGAAAGAAGAACGATTAGTTAATCTATTAGAAAGAGTATTAGGAAAAAGTAAAACGGCAAGAGGAGGGGATGAAGCAGTATTTACATGTCCAAGCTGTCGACATCATAAAAAGAAATTAACCCTAAATAAGTACACCCAAAAATTTCAATGTTGGGTATGTAATTTTAAGGGTTCTAGGGCTATACAACTACTCAAAAAATCAAACGCCCCACATACAGCATTTGAGGAATTAAGAGAGATAGATAATCTTTATAATTTCCAAACCAAACAAATAGAAAAACCAAAAGACCAACTTCAATTACCTGAGGGATTTACTCCATTAATAACAGGTAAAGGTTTAACTCGAGATAAAGCGTGGAATTACCTTCAATCTCGTGGAGTAACAGCCCAAGATGTTATTAAATATAATATAGGATATATTGAAGAGGGTAAATTAACCAACTTTATAATTATCCCAAGTTATGACAGACACGGAAACCTCAATTACTGGGTGGGTCGCTCGTTTGATCCAAAGGCTTACCACAAACACAAACTTCCGCCGACATCAAAAGATATTATCGGCTTTGATATGCTTATTAACTTTAATCTTCCTATTATCATTTGTGAAGGTGCCTTCGACGCTATTGCAGTCAAACGAAACGCAATCCCACTTTTCGGCAAAAAAATAAGTAAATCACTATATATGGAACTTGTAAGAGGACAAGTAAAACAAATATACCTTGCACTCGACCAAGATGCTATTAATGATTCACTTAAATATGCTAAAGAACTTATGGCATATGGTAAGGAAATATTCCTGTTAGAATTAGGAGGTAAAGATCCCAGTGAAATAGGATTTATAGGAATGACTCGTTTACTCCAACAAGCCAAACCATTGACCTTTTCCAGTCTAATAGAAAAGAAAATTCTGTACCAGTAATCGATATGTATCGGTAAACTGCAGTTTATATGAAAATAGCCCTTCTACCAGGTGGATTTAAACCACCTCATTTAGGTCATTATAATATGGCAAAATATTTGGCAGATTTTGCTGATAGTGTTATTGTTCGTATTGGTCAAAAAGAAAGAGATGGCATAGGTAAAGAATTATCTCTTGAAATTTGGAATTTTTATAAAGAATTCGACCCAGACCCCAGAGCAAAAAAATTAACTATAAGTGTTGCCTCACATCCATCCCCAGTAAAGGATGTATATGATTTTGTAGAAAAAATAGCACCTGAAGGATCAGAAGTATTATTGGGTATGGGTGAAAAAGATGCCCAAGATGGCCGTTACAATAGTATCCCCAAATTTGCTGAACCACGCAATATTAAAGCCGAAATAAAATTAGTACCACCCCAAGCAGGTGGTATTTCTGGTACCCGTATGAGACAAATAGTTAAAGAAAACGACAAAGCTGAATTCTTTAAATATATCCCTGATTACTTGCCAGAAGAAATTAAAGAAGAAATTTGGACTAAATTACAAGATTCTCAAATGCCTACCGACATTGAAGAAATGATGGGTGGTACTATGAATCAACAAGAAATGAATAAACACTTAGCTAATATGAAAAAGCTACGTAAATTCTTTTCTCGCCAAGGAGATCAAATGGTCCAGGTTCCCACCAAATTAACCAAAGGATTAAGAAGAAAATTATTTGAGGGTAGATATGACCAAGAAGCACTAATCATATCTCGCTTTATAGTCAATCAATTTAAAGAAAACCTTGGAACCAGATTTGAGGAAGATTTCGAAATTGGATTATTAGAGGATATTGAATATACCCTTGAATTAAAATTTGTCCCTAACGATACATTAGGCCCTCCATTTTATACTGTATCTGGTAGTGCCGACGAAAGTGCTTTAGAAGTTGTTATTAACTACGACCCAAGTATTTTTCCTAAAGCATACAACCGTTTAATAGCTGAAATTAAAGATACTATAAGGCACGAATTAGAACACGTTGGACAATTTAATTTCCCCAAAAATGTTAAACCCAAAAGGGGTGATGATCTTGAAGGATTTGACTATTACTCAGCCTCATATGAAATACCAGCGTTTGTTCAAGGTATTTATAAATTAGCTAAAACTAAAAAAATCCCATTCTCTCAGGCACTCGAAGAATTCCTTGAAGAAAGAGAATTAGAATTAACCCCTAGAGAAATAGACAGGGTAAGACAATTATACCTCAATTACGCTAAGAAAAATTTACCAGCTGCTCAATTAGATGAAGGTATTAAAGATTTAAGACCCAAAATTCAGGCTATAATGGCTAAACACCAAATATCTGCCAAAGAATTTAGCGATCAACTTAAAAAAGGTACTGAGGTAGAAAAAGAACATACATCAAACCCCAAAACCGCTATGAAAAT